ACTCGACGGACTTCAATCGCTCCTCCCTGATCGACGATAACCTCGAAGGTCTGGTAGGTCAGGAGGCCAACAACTTCCTCGAAGGTCGTCACCTGTTTGACTCGGACATGGCAGTCCACTTGAGCGATGGCACCACCTTTGCGGTGAACGACCTGCGCACCTTCGATGTTCCTCAGATCACCTCCTCGTACAACCGTCGAGTGAATGGTGACATCGGCATCATGGCTGCCACTGGGAAGGACACCAAGGCTCTCAAGGACGCGATCCTGAAGGTGAAGGCACGCAACGGGAACACCATGGAAGTGGAGGCTCTCCAAGAGTCCATCAAGCTTCTCACTGGCCGCTCTCGTCGCAAGCCTGACAGCGCTCTGGCAACGTTCGCCCGGTCCCTGACTGACGTATCGTTCGCCACAAAGAACGCCTACATGGGCATCCAGAACCTCACGGAAGTCGCTGGGTTGATCACCAAGGGCCACACACGGATGCTCATGAAGGGAGTCCCTTTCCTGCGTGACATGACCACATGGGGCACCAAGATCAAGCCACATCAACTGGAGGACATGCACAACATGATCTTTGGTCGTGAGCTGGATGACCTGATCCGTCCTCGTCGCAGTGACATCGTTGAGCGTCTGCGTAATCAAGGAAGCGGCAAGCTCGTGGCTAACGCCGTGGGCACCTTGAAGTTCGCTACTGGTGAGGCGGCGGCTCGTTCACCATTCACCAAGTTCCTCACTGAGACCTCCAACTACATCATGGACGCTGGTCGTCAAGGTGCTCTGGTGGATCTCGTGAATCACTCGCTCTCTGGGAAGCCCTCGAAGTTGTTCTCGAAGGAACGTCTCCATGCGATGTCGATCACCGAGTCTCAGTTTGGCAACATGCGGAACGCTCTCAAAGAACACCTTGTGAAAGACCCGAAAGGTGGCTTCACAATCCGAGACCGCTCGAAGTTCCAACAAGACCCACGGGTCATGGACATCTGGCGTCTCGGTGACAAGGTGGCTGATGAGACTGTGCTTAGACCTCACAAGCTGAGTAACTCAGACTCCATCGCTCAGAACGCTTGGATGAAGCTGGCGATGCAGTTCAAGAACTTCGTGTTTCGCTCGGTGAATGGTCGCCTCGTAAGAGGTGTCTACAACGCCACCAAGAACAAGCAGGCGATTGATCAGACCATGCAGGTTGGCTTGTCCCTCGGTATGGCTGCCAGCTTCTATGTGGCGCAACGCTACGTTCAAGCGCAAGGGATGCCTCCAGAAGAACGTCGAGACTTCCTTAAGCGCTCTCTGGACATGAACATGATCGCCTATGCGGCTGCCTCTCGTAGCTCCCATGTGGGCTCCCCACTGGGCATTGCGAACTTCGCTATGGCTCCTCTGGGCTTCGATGCGGCTGCTGCTGTGCGGACCTCCGTGCTCCCTCGTGGGCCTCAGTACACCGAACGCAACAAGGCCATCAAGTATTCCCCATTGAGATCCTCAGGGATTCAGGACACCACCTCGAAACTCTTCGAGCAAGTACCTGGCCTCGGTGTTCTTGGGTCGATCTATCAAGCTGGCTCTGGCACTGCTGGACTCATGCGTGAAGAAGGTCGATCCATGGACCAGCAATACAAGACATCCCTGTACAACGGCCTGCGCAACCTCGTACCAAACGACCCAGTGTCGCAACGGGCGATGAATGCGATCTTCCAAGAGGCTGGCATGGAGTATGGCAAGCGTGGGCAGAAAGCCCGCTAATTCACCCTCACTATTGAGACATGGCTCCGAAAGGGGCCTTTCTTTTATCCACTATTTGATAAGGAGACTACATGTCTACTGCACCCAAAACGGTGAAGACGTACACGCTCAACGGTTCCCTCAAGGACTTCACGATCCCATTTGAGTACCTCGCTCGGAAGTTCGTCTCGGTCACCTTGATTGGCGCCACTCGGGTCGAACTGGTTCTTAACGTTGGCTTCCGCTTCTCCACTCCAACTCAGATCACCACCATCCGTGGCTCAGCTTGGGGACCGGCTGATAACTTCGACCTGATCGAGATTCGTCGCATGACCTCCGCCACTGAGCGTCTGGTTGACTTCGCTGACGGGTCGATCCTTCGGGCCTACGATTTGAACACCTCTCAGGTCCAATCGCTGCACATCGCTGAGGAAGCCCGTGACTTGACCGCTGACACAATCGGCGTGAACAACGATGGCAACCTTGACGCTCGTGCTCGTAGGATCGTGAACCTTGCGGACCCTATTGATCCGGGTGACGCGGTGACGTTGCGTATGAACCAGCAATGGGCTGGCTCTGCTTTGAACCAAGCGACTGCCTCGGCTGCAAGTGCGACTGCAAGTCAGACCTCAAGGCTGGCCTCTGAGGCTGCTCGTAATGCTGCTCAGGCTGCTCAAGCGGCTGCTGAAGCTGCTCGTGACACTGCGAACACCCATAAGGACGCTGCTGCCGCATCGGCTGCTACAGCGACCACTCAAGCTTCCCTTGCGACCACTAATGGTGCCACTCAGGTCACGCTGGCTGCCGCTCAGGTCACCCTTGCGACAACCCAAGCGAACGCTTCTGGAACCCAAGCGACCAACTCCCTGAATAGTGCGAACGCAAGTCAGACCTCTCGACTGGCCTCTGAGGCTGCTCGTGACTTGGCGCTGGCTTATCGCGATAGCGCTCTTGGTTACCGTGATCAGGCTCAAGGCTGGGCCGCTGGTGTCAATATGCCGAGTGCCGTGGGGCAAGGTAGCAAGATGCTACGTCAGAAGGCTGATGCCACTGGTTTCGAGTACATCAATAGCTACTCTGACTACGGTCTCGGCGGCACCTGTCAATGGATCGGCACTGGCGACACCACCACCGTGCGCGGCAACGGTCTGTACAGCGTGGATACAGCGGTAACCGGGCAGCCTATCGCCAACGTTGGTGGGACGCTCTTGGTTATGTACTCGGCAAGCAACACAGGGTATGGAACCTTGCACTTCACCACTTGGACTAACCGCAAGTATGTACGCACCAAGAACAACGGTGTTTGGAGTGGTTGGGTCGAGAGCCTCGCAGATGGTCTTGGTGGTTTTGCCCCGGGGGGTCTCGTAGAGATTGGCCGGTATCTTGACTTCCATTTTAATGCCACCGTTCAAGACTTCTCGGCTCGAATTGCTGTGGACTCCACGAACCAACTTGGTATTGACGCAACTTCCATCGTAACCCGTGGTAACTCATTACTGGTTGGCATGGCTGATGCTGACACTGCCGCTCTGTTCCGACAGGGACGTCTGGATTGGGTAAACAATGCGAACTCAGCGTGGAAGGCTGGCGTTTACAGGGCGACAACCCACAACTTCCAGACTACTGCTGGTGCTGCTGCTGCATCCGTGGATGCCTCTGGAAACTTCTGGGCTTCCGGTGAGTTGCGCTCAGAGTGGAGCAACATTGTTAGTGTGCGCGGAAACGTCTACACGTCCTCTCTGTTCATCAATAGTGGCACTAATGGGAAGCTGGGTCTGACTACAGGCAACACCTTCGACCTCCACTGGAACGCTGGGTTTTACTATCGAATCGACGGTAACACCTACACGCTGATCAACTCGTCGCCATCTGATAGATCCCTTAAGAACGTCAATCACCGCACTGAAGCTGAAGAGGCTGGTGTCCTGATCGACCAACTTGCAGAACTCTCAGTGAACTACTCGTTTAAAGCGGGTGCTCCTATCAAGTGTCCTGTAGGTGATCGCTATGGCTTCATCGCTCAGGAAGCTACTGATGTTATGCCAACTCTGTTCCAAGAGACTGGCGTGCCCGGTGGTAACGAAGACAGCACCATCATGACGTTCTCTGAGGACGCTCAATACCAACTCATCTCGCTCTTGGTGAAAACCGTGGGAGACCTGCGTGCCCGTGTGGCCGCTCTCGAATCCAAATAGGAGGACTCAATGATCCAAATCGACTTCAACAACGGGATTGTCCAAGCGACGCCCGTTGTCGGAGCCGCTGTGACTGACGTGACTGCCCGGTTGTTTCTGGGCATGTCGCCTTCAGAGTGGTTCTACGCGACTGCTGTTCTGTACTCCCTCGTGATGACTGTAATCGCTGTCTACAAGACGGTTAAAGAGGAAGCCCGCAAAGATAAGGAGGTAAAGAAAGATGAGTGACAACGTACTCGAAAAGCTGCTCGAAGCTCTGGATACCGACATGGCTCGCAAGATGCTGGCGGATCTCAAGGACGACGATAAGCGAACCCCTCAGTTGTACAACGCTGTGGGCAAACTGTTAGAGCGTCACAAGTTCACGATCTCGAAGCTGACGCCAGATGCGTCCCTCTTGGGAGATCTCGCAGAGGCCCTCAATGAGATCCCTGACATCACTAATGACGAACTGTATGTCCACGATCCTTTGTACGGATCACGCCACTAAAGGAGACCCTATATGTTGAACCTTAAAGAGTTCGTCATGTGGGGTCTTTTGGTTCTGGCAGGTCTCGGCCTGACTTACGCCAAGGGGCACTCAGATGCAACGGACACCCTAACGATCAAAGCCAAAACCGAACAACTCGCAGCCGCAAGGCAACTGGAGGTGGAACGTGACACAACCCAAAGAGCCCTCGCAGATCTCTCGAAGAACTGGCAAGCCTATATCGCAACGAGTACGGCATCTGCTGATCGGACTATTGCTGACCTGCGTGGCAATGGTATCCGCCTGTCAGTCGCCCTCTCAGATGCAACCGTCCGTTGCGTCTCGGGTGACGGTAGACCCCTCGGCAATGGTCGCGCCGAACTATCAGAAGAGGCTTCTCAATTTCTTGTCGGAGAAGCCGAACGAGCAGACGCCCAAGTGACGTATCTGCAAGGAGTCGTAAAGACACTACAAGGAGGGTCTAAAT